TTGCCATAGTATGGCGATGAGGTGTTTGTTGATACCCAAGCACCATTCGTATCCTCAAGGCCAATCGTTGCACTTCCTGCTTCAAACTTATTGAGGATTCTGTTTCTGCCTCTGCGAATTGAAGCGCGAAGGGTGATGTCAGAAACATCAACAACATCTGAAGCCGTATCTGCCAGGATGCCCACGCCAAGTGGCGTTGAAGCATCACCAAGAATAAGTGGATTGCCGAAGGCAGGGCCGTTGGCAAAGTCAACTGCAACGCCAAGCGTAGGCATGGACATTAGATTGCCACCGCAGATTTCACAATTGCTTGACCGTTATTTTGTCCTTGCAGCAATCCGTTCCGAATGGTTGTAACCAAGTCGTTCTCGGTTGTCACACTTCCCTGAACTGTCATGTTGATTGTCACTCCAGGTGGTAACTGTGAGCCTGTTCCTGATGTGCCTAATCCAACAGTTGATGGGCCTGAAATTGTTGGGGCGCTGATACTTGTTTCTGCTCCGACAAATGGTTTGTATCCGCCTAATACTGCCTTTTCTTCTGTCGTCAAAGTTCCAAAGGCACTTGCTGCTGATCCTGTGAAAGATTCAAGTTTCTTGGCAACTGCCGTGATTTGTGCAGGTGTTGATGGCACTACCGGCGCTGTTGGCATTGTAGGTGAAAGTTTTGTTCCTGCTGCCAACATATAAGCGTTCAAAGCTGCAAGTGCATCACGCCAAGAGTTTGCTGCCTGATTGCCAGGTGTTGGCCACAAATCCGATGGAGTTACGCCCTTTGAAATCTTGTCGGCGTAATCTGAAACTTCTTTGCTAGTCAGTTTCCACTTATCCATCAAAGCATTGATTTCGCTCTGATCTAGTTTTCCATCATTGATGTATTTGAAGAAATCAAGGTACATCGCTGCTTGTTGCTTGGTGATTCCCCATTGCTTTGCAAGCAGGTCAATTTCTTCTGTGGAAAGTTTTGCATCATTGACTGCAAATATCGCCGTGGTGTAAGCAACAACAGCTTCTTTGCTGATTCCCCATTTGCCGGCAAGAAGGATCACTTCTTGATCTGAAATAACTTGATCGGCAACAACTCCTAGCAAATCAACATATCGCTCAACTGCTTGATTAGCCTTCATTTGAGCATTCATGTTTTCAATGATTGCTGCAAGTCGGCGTTGCTCTTCTAGGTTATTTTGCTTCAGAAGATTTAGGCGTGCTGCTTCAAGCTGAATTGGGTCTGTATCTGAAACATTTTTGATGCCAAATTTGTCAAGACCTGCTTTTTTGATTGCAGCACGAACTTCAGCGGCTTTCTTTTCAGCAGCGGTGAGGTCTTTGGTGTCTGTTTTTGTCTTTACAATTACTTTTCTGTTCTTTTCATTAGTTGCTGCAACTTGCTCTGCAACTCTTGCTAGATCACCCAAGTGTGAATTATATTGAACAGTTGATTCTGCACCCTTATCGGTTGCATCTGTCAGTTTATTGATTGCAACATATGCTGCACCTGCTGCAACAACAAAACCGCCAATGGCTGCTGCTGCTGCGATTGCCGAAGCACCGCCTGTGGCAAACGCGGTTGCCGTACCTGCGGCGGTTGCTGCTGCTGCTTGCTTGATAAAAGCTGATCGTAAAAGACCAATGGCTGTGACAATGCCATAAATGCCTGTTGCTAACTTTGCTCCGATAAAGATTGCGGCAAATGCTTTGACTGCCCCTAAATTGTCAGAAATTACTTTGAAGAACCCTGCCAACAACTTGCCAACTGTGATAAGTGTAGTGCCGACATCTTGCAAACCTGCTGCAAGTTCATCCTTGTTTGTATTGACCCATTGCTCAAGGGCAGGAAGCACATCTGCAACAATATATTTTGCAAATTCTTGAACTACCGGAAGAAGGGCGTACCCTAAAGTTTCAAGGATTTCGTCATAGGCAAGCCCCAATTGCTTCAAACGGCCTTCAAGACTATCCGCTGCGGTAATTGCAGCCCCACCGTATGCCTTTGTTAGAGCATCAACTGCGCCTTTGAAATCTTTATTTTTGACAATTGTTTTGTCAATGCTCACGCCAAGTTTTGTGAGTGCGCCAATGTTGCCATTGTATGCCTTTGCAATTGCTAAGGAAACAGTCTGCAAATCTTTTTGAGTACCTGCTGCGGTATCAAGAGCAACATTTTGAAGAGCCTGTGCCTGTGTCAAATCTCCTGTTGCGGTGGTGAGGGTAATAAGACTCTGACGAAGTTCTGTGTCAGATACGGCCACCAACATTTGTTGCTTAGAAATATATTCTTCAGTAGCTTTTATAGCCGCATCTGTTGCACCTGTGGTGTTACGCAAAGCATTGGCAAGAAGTGCTTGTGATTTTTGATCTTCAATTGCACCTTTTACTGCATCAACACCTGTTTTGACGGCAAATGCACCAACGGCAACTGTTGCAACTGCAAATGCTTTGCCAATTTTCTTTCCTGCATTGATAAAATTTTTCTCAAGACCTTTGAGGTCTTTGACGGCTTGCTTGGAACCTTTGTCATTATAGACGGTGATAATCCGCTCAACAATTGCCATGATTTACACCTCTCTCTGACTGACTGCGGCATCAACGCGTGCCTGTGCTTTTGCAGAGGCTTTGTCAACTGCCTCACGAATTCCTTGCAATGCTTTGTATCTTTTGTTCTCAACTGCACGAATAAGTGCGCGACCTTTATCTTTACCCTCGCCACGAGCAGTTGGCAATGCTCCGTGTTCTCTTTGAATCACGCCAATAAAGTGTTGTGAAGCCTGTGGATTGCGTGAACGGCTTGTCTTGCTTCGTGAGCGTGATGCCGCACTTCCTCGACCTGCCGTTTCAAAGATTGCTCCACCTGGGTCACGCTGAATGACTCCGTAAGTGTTGCGAAAACCTGTGCCGTTCTTTTTAGAAGTTGCGGCAGTTTGTTTGATTCCTGCCTTAGCTCGTTCGGCATCGTAGGCAATGAATCCACGAGTTTGATCTTGCGCTAATGGGCCGACTCCATTGAATCTTTTGAATCCACCTTTTTGCCATCCTGAAGGGTGGATTTGATCATTGCTTGGAAGGTAGCCTTTTGCCTCGAGAACAATCGGTGCAAGAATGCCACGAATTTCTTTGTTCAATTCTCTTTTGAGGTCAGGCGCGAAGCGTTCAAGAGCGATGATGTTTTCGGTTAACCCTTGCATCACAACTTTGTAATTGATTTCCGCCATTACTTGCTTCGCGCCTTCGCTCGTTCTTTCATGTATATGACTATTGCTTCAAGTATGCCATCGGGAGCATCAAGCAAATCAGTTGGAGATAAGCCTGTCTCCACAGAAACCGCTGCTATTGAATAGGTCAGACTGTCTCTGTGGATTCGGAATTTGGGTCTGTGTCCAAAGATACAGCTTCAAGTGTATCCAAGAAATCAGGCCCAAAGGGTTTCACAACTTTACCGTTTGCTCTAAGCGCGAGCCAACCCAAATAGTAGATATGCTCTAGCTTTTGTTCTTCCCCAATTAACTTTGCAAGTCCTTTTCCATACTTTTGTTCAAAGTCAACGATGATTCTTGGTCGTAATGAATATGTACCATCTGTTCCATCGTTTGTTTTTACTCTTATGAATAATCCATCCATTTTGCTTCCCCCTTAGTTTTTTATGATGTTGTCTTTGTAATTGCGCCGCTGATAGGCCAGGACACACTTGCCGTTGCTAACTCGCCAACAGCACCGTTCAACGGAGTCCATTCTGACACAACCGCAGAAAAACTGTATTGCGGATTTATAGCAGTTGTTGTTGCATTGGCAGGTTTGACTGCAATTGTAACGGCTGTTCCAAGCGTTGGATAAATTGTTTGCTCCACACTTGAAGTTGCATAATCCTGATGAAATTCAAGAGTGACTGAGTTATCTGCAAGACCTGCAACACGAGTCTTTGAAGTTTGTCCGAACGCTGTGGTCTCAACGATGTCAAAAGTTGAACTCAATGAGACTGAACTAATGTGATCGCTCAAGTCGGTTGTTCCGAAAATAACATAGCAATTTGTCAGAACGATTCTAGCCATTATGCAACCGCCTTAGTGATGGCACCTGTTACAGGCCAGGAAACACTTGCTGTGGCTAGTTCGCCAACGGCTCCGTTAAGTGGAGTCCATTCTGATACAACTGCCGAGCAGGTATATGAAGGATTGAATGCGCTTGTTGATGATCCATTTGGCTTCACAATTACTGTTGCAACTGTTCCAAGTAATGGATAAATTGTTTGTTCAACTTCGTTTGTTGCATAATCCTGATGAAATTCAAGAGTGATTGAATTGTCTGCAAGACCTGCCACGCGAGTCTTTGTTGATGATGATGAAAATGCTGTTGTTTCTACGACATCAAATGTTGATGAGAGTGAGACTGAGCTGACTAAATCGCTCAAGTCCACTCCACCAACAGAGATGAAGGCGTTTGTAAGAACGATGCGTGCCATTAGTTGGTCACTCCTTCTGTTGCTGGTTTGATGGATGGTGATACTGCATTGCTTGCCTTGATGTGGTTTGCAGAAATGAGTGCTTGTGCGCTTACCCCTGCATCAACAAGTTCTTTGTCGGTGATTGACTCACCCTTCTTTTTGCCACAGACCTCTCGATCTGAGATGACGGTGTATGCCATTTGATTCTCCTTATCCCCAAATCGTGATTCTGTAACGATAGGAAAGAAATGTGACTCCTTGTGAATCATAAGTACCTGCTTCGGCACCTGTAACTCGCAAAGTATTTACTGTTCCCCCAAGAGTGCGATCACCTTCAATTGCTGTTTTGATAGAACTTGCGCCTGTACCAGCAAGGTATGCATCAAGTTTGTCTTGTCCAGCACGCTCTGAAAAGCGTTGCACAATCACAAGGACATCAACCTGCGCTTGGTCAAGACCGCGAGCATTGTCAATGTCGAATGTGAAATCTAATTGTCCTACTACCGCACAAGGCGGAACTACTGTGTCAGGAATCAAATCATAGGCTCGTAAGCCTGTAATTGTTTGCAATCGTGTTTTGAGACCATCTCGAACTTGACTTGGGTTCATTACTTAGCCAACCCATTGTTCTTGCGTAAAGGTCGAAGTAAGGCTTCAACATCAGGATCAAGGCGTGAAGTAAGTCTGACAGTTCCAAGTTCAGGTGTTCCTGCAATGCCAAATGGTGATTGTCGGCGAACAAAGATGCGTGACGATTGAATCAAGCAAGCTGATTGCACCTCATAAGGCACAGCGCTCCAACCCCACACACCTGTGATTTTGCAAGCCTGTGGTAAGTAGTAAGGCCATACATAACGCCCGATTGCAAGGATTCTTGTGAACGGCCACCCTCTTCGTGGATTGTTGATGGGTTCAACCATGTAATCACTTGTTGCCCACACGGTATCCCAAAGCTGATTGAAATTGTCATCAGTTGCAATCTGTGTGATTGTCACGATGTCATCAACATTCATTGTCCACGGATCAAGGGCGGTGTAATACCGGGCAACAGGTGATTGAGATGTTCCGTCAGGATAAAAGAATCGCCCTGTGTAGTCGTCAATCATTCGACTTACTGCATTGATGGCTGCTTCAAGAGCTGCATCATCTGTTGAATCGCTGATTGTCAATGCTGCCTTCAACTCGGCAAGTGTGGAGTAACCGTTAGTGATCGCCACGCTTTATCCTCTTTTCTGCTTTCGGCAGGATTGCTCGTTCTAATTGTGGCTCCGCAGTTGCCGTTTCTTTCGGCTTTCTGCGAAGAAGTTTCTTTAGTCTTTCCATGCTTCGTGATGACTTTCATCTAACCAAAATGACTTTTGGTGCGGAAGTATTACTGAAGTGTTCACATGGATTGGATAGCCAAGTGATTTGATTCTGCGCGAGAAAAGTAAATCCTCACCAATCCATTCTCCGTTGACAGGCCCATCCCAAAACCAACACCAATCTTTGCCTTGATTTGGGTCTGCAACTTCGCGCATCTTTTCTAACACGCTTCTGTGAATCATCAGGCAACCTGTGCCTGCTGCATCTATTTCAAAAACTGAGTTCTTGTCATATTTATACAAGGGCAAGAATCCTTGTGGCGAATCTTGAAAGATTGCAGGAACGGGTTTTGGATAAGTTTTGCCAGGAACACCGAAACCTGCAAAGACTAAACCTGCAACAACAGGGCGTTCTTTGTCGTGGGCGGTGTCGCATAAAGCATCAAATGCTTCAACTGACAGTTGCTCATCGCTATCTAACATCAACAACCAATCGGAATCGGTCATTTCTAAAAATTGTTTCACAACACGATTGCGTTGTTTTGACAATAACCCTGAACCTTTGACTCGCACGAATGGGCCGAGTTTTGAATTTCTCGCTCCTGAAAGTTGAATAAGTCTGAAAGCGAAAGCGCCATTGACCATTCCTGGATCGCAAGACCCGATTGTTACTGTGTGACCTGTTTTCATGTGATTCCCCCGAATCTTAGAGGTGAAGAGTGGGTAAGTCGGGGGGAGCCTACCCACTCTTCACACTATTAAAGAACCTTCAGATTAGAAGGTTGATTCTTCTATCTTTAGAAGCTAGGTGCCGACAATCCTGTTCCTGAAATGATTGAGGCTGCTAGTGGATAACGCTCTGCTGTGTAAGCAGCGTATCCGTACACGACAGTCTTGATTGTCAAGTTGCCTGCACCTGTTGCATCGTAACGAAGTGTGAATGGTGATCCTGGTTGTTCCCAAAGGTGAGATTCACCTGCGTTGACAACATAGATTTCATCCTGGTTTGTTGTTGTTCCGTATGTTGTTCCGATGTTTGCATCAGTAATGATTGGGAGACCCATCATCTGATAGCCAGAGTTTCCATAAACAGAAGAACCTGCTCCAACACCTGATGCATTCATTGGGCCGTTAGCGGCTGGCACTACCAATGGGCGGTTTGTGCTGTCAACTGCTGCAAGCAAGAATGCAAGGCGGCGTGGGTGCATGATGAAGTGTGTTGGGTTTGTGAATGAGTTTGTCTGAATCTGTTGAATCGCATCTGCGAGTTTTGGATATAGCAGACCAACTGTTGGTGCTGTTGATGTGAATG